TACCACTAAACCCAGCGGGTGAAGCCTTTTGTAAAAAATCACCCGTACCATCAAAATCCAAAGCCAATCTCCCGCCGTCCTTTACTAGCTGTCCGCCCGTGTAGATGGTAGGTTGTTTCGCGGGATCTGTTTGAGTGGCATCGTTACCGCTTCCCGTGCCGCCCGTCTGACTCTGATCGTGCCATACTTGGACTGTACACGTGCTGCCCGTGCAGAAGGTCGTAATGGCTGATTCGTCGATTTCTTCGCCTACAAAACCAATCGTCTGCGTATCGCCGTCCGTCCGTCGGATAGTCATACAAGCCCCTGAGTAGTTGCCGTTCAATCTACGCGTACCATATGCCGCCGCTGCTCCGCTGCCATACGTCTCATTGAGTAAGCCCGTAAACGTCGGTGCTGCTGCTACCTCTTCCCATGTCTGCTTCAAGCTGATTGGAACAGTTCCGCCCGTCCTAGCTTTGAGGTTCTCAAGTAGTGCCGCCTTGACCGTAGCAAATGCCGCGTCATCTGCGGGTGCAGGTGTGAACTCAATCCAAGTGCCCGTATCGGGATCCGCAAAACCTTCCTCGGAATAGTAAATCTTTCGCTTGATAATCTGTCCCGCTGTGGGTGTGTCGCTGCTTGCGCTTTCCGCTAGTCCGTCGCCGTCCGCTTGTGCTGAGTAATAGAGTTCCGTCGTTGCCGTTGCCCCGCTTCTAAGGGATGCAGCAGATGTAGCGAATCGGTTGTGATATTGGGTGTCCACCGCAATGTCTGCCCACTGAGTGTTATAATCGGTGCCGTCTACCTTTACTAAAGCTTGTCCTACCGAACCTCCAGAAGCTACACCTGGCCCAACACTACCTTGAGGGCCAGTATTTCCTTGAGCGCCTGTGTCACCTGTAAGGCCCTGTGGCCCTGTAGCTCCAGTATCACCTGTGTCGCCCTGTATGCCTTGAGGACCAGCAACTGTAGAGTCAGCCCCAGTCTCTCCTTGTATGCCTTGGATACCCTGATCTCCTTGAATACCCTGAGGTCCTTGATCACCTTGCTCTCCTTGAGGGCCTGTAGGTCCTTCGTCTCCAACTAAACTAGAGAGCCAAAAACTAACGGGGGCTGGAGAAGACCCAGCAGGGAGGTTTGATATATATTCCTCATAAGCAGAATCGCCTGTGATGCCCTGAGGTCCTTGATCACCTTGCTCTCCTTGAGGGCCTGTAGGTCCTTGAGGGCCTGTAAGCCCTTGTTCTCCTTGTTCTCCTTGAGGGCCTTTGGATATAGTAACGTTTACTTTAGCCATGTTAAATTGTAATGTCTTCGTTCACTTTAAACACCCCATAAAGTAGAGTCTCTACATCGTCGCCTATCGCTCTTTGGATGTCATATACATAAATGCCAGAATCTAAGTCCATCGCTGAGGCGAGGGTGCTAAATGTAACAAGACCCACAGTATCGGTACTATTCACTCCAGTCATTGAAAGATAATACCCTTCAGGATTTGCAGGTGCATCGGCGTTCTCATCGTGAAGGTCTTCAGCCCGTACTTGCATTTTAAATGAATAATACGCTTCGCCCCCGACATTTAAAGCAATAGCAACCCCGCTTTCGTTTTTTAGCTCCAAATTAAGCTTAAACGTATCGTTCCTTTTACAAGTAATATCAAGCCTCTGCGACCTGTCTAAGTTTATTTGCTGTGCCATATTATAATCCGCCTAATAGTTGTGAGTCCATACCGTTCGGTTCACCCCCCTCTGAGAGCTCCCCTCTTTTTTCTTGCCTCTGAGATAGCAATTTGCTCTGCTCTACGGCCTGCTTCTTTACTCGATCGTCTTTACGATCCTCCTTTAAGACCTCTAGCTTCTGCTTAAAGTTCTCGTCGTCCTCCTTAAATCCTAAAGTAGCCTGAGCCTTAATTATCTCAATCTCTTTTCTAAATTCATGCTTAACGCTTTCCAGCTGAGCTTCTAGCTGAGCTTTTAACTGCATTTCCTGAGCCGAAATTTGAGCTTCCATCTGCATCTCTTGCATCTTAGCCTGGGAGGTCGCCTGAGCGGATTGCTGCTGGATCTGCGCTTGCTGTTGGGAGTTCTGCATAGCGATCTGCTGGTTCATAGCAATACGCTTCTTTCGGCGGACAACTAATAATCTCTCAGCCTGATTGACGTCTTTAAGCTGTCGGACAGCCATAGCGTCCTCCAAATCAAGCTCTTTCTGAGATAAAGAAATCTGAATGTTCTGCTCTAAGTACTGCTTCTCAGCCTCCTCCATCTCTTTAACCACCTTAACGCCAAAGTTGTACATAGAAAGGTTCCTGAAAGAAGAAAGCACCCTCATATTCTCTTTACCTATAGCGTTTTCATAAATACGATACAGGATTGACTCTGGATGAATTACCTGCAAGCACTTAACTACATCCTGGCAGACCTTCTTGTAAAGAACCATAGAGGAGTTAGTGATATCATAGATAGCGTTATTTCCAGCGGCTAGGGCTTGCTGACGAACACCCACAAGGGCGTCTCCTTTCGGGGAAGAAGCATCCATAACCTCGTTAATGCCCGTTGCGTCTCGGATCATACGCAGGTAATGATTGTAAAGCCCAATAAGCTCGTTCACGTTCCTTATGCTGTTACCTATTTCACGAATAGGCGGGTTCTGGAAACCTCCCTCTGGATTTTTACTTCTGTAATAGAAGACGCCTGTCTGCTCATAGATATCATGAAGCTCTAACGGCTGTAGCTCTCCGCCTTTGCCGAGCTGAACGTTCTCCAGCCCTTCGATGTCAATAATAATCCCGTCAGGCTTAGCCTTGGCTACCGACTGCTGTAGCTTTAAATGAGCCAGCTGAAGCTGATCAGCAAAACCAATACAGCTATCAACCATAGACTTAGGCATCATCTTTAGCAAATTCGTAGCGCAAGCGGAGTACGAAAGAGTAGCTTTAGATATATCGTGTACGTTCTTAGGGATATTAACCTCCTTGCCGTAGTTAAATAAAAAGTCAGTGCCAAGAACGTAACAGCCTCCGTAGATAACAGCGTTCTCAAGCTTCTCTACAGACCGTTCGTAAACAGAATTTAAAGGCGCCTTGTAGTTGTCACCTTTCATATAGAACCCTTTGTTTCCGTATTTATTTTCTTTATCCTCAAAGTAAATACAATCAACGGCGGTGAACTCAAAATCTAAAACCTCAATCATATACTCATCAAAACCATAATTAGAGGAGTTGTTATAAGAGTCGTAAGACGATTGGTTTAGCTTAGATGCATCGTACCCATATTTTTTTTGAGCCTGCTTTGCAATCTCTTTATAATCCTCTTCGGTAAACTGGTCAGAAGCAACCCTACGAAGCTCCTGAATAGGCATTCTTTTTACATGACCAGCATAAACCAGGTCAGAAAAGTTAGGATCCTCGGTGTAGCTATGGATAAACCTAGCGGGATCAACGTAGTCGGTTTTAATGCCGTAAGACGGGTCGTTAGAACGTTTGACGACAGACATACCTAAGGTAGCCATATCATTGACGCATCGACGATAGATGCCGTCATTAAAGTCATTCCAAGAAAGCGTCATGTTTGTCGCAATCTGAGCTGCTATTTCGCCAGAAGATTTGATATTGTTCTCTAGGAAAATCTCAGCCTCCTCTAGTGTTTCTGGAACAGAGTCAAGGTCGCCAGCTACGTCCACCCCTGTCTTTTCCTTGATCTGGCGAAGAGCTTCTTTCTGCTGAATAAGCATCTCAGTCTTACGCCTTTCGGCATCTTTTTCGGAAGAAGATAACGGGTCAATAGCCTCTAGATTAGGGTAAGGGGCTAGTCCTAGAATTTTATTTACTACAATTCTAACGAACTTCGGCAAGATCGGAACTGGAGTAAAATCAATGTTAAGCATACTGCCATCTCCGTTATTAGGGTCTAGCGTATTGAGTAGCTGCTTATATATCTTAGTGTCTTGGGTTCCGTTAGCGTAGTCCCTGTTACGCTCAAAAACTTTAGAACGCTTGCTGTATAAAGATCCCTCCTGGTCGATCTTTCCCCACTGGTTATAGATAGCTTTCGCATAGCTAAGGCCATACTCCTTTCCCTCTTTTACTTGTGCCGAAGCAAGCGGATCAGGAAACCCAGAAGCACTTTTACCTTTGTCGTTGTACATTTACCGTTGATGTTGCGAGATTAGCTCTTGCAAATATAGTAAAACTACGAGTGCCAGGCTTTTGGCTTAAAAGTTCTAAAGAACTGCTTCTCGTTAAAGTCTGATTTAGGTTTTTCTTTCTTGTATTTTTGAGCAGCGAGTAGCGCTAACCCAGAGCTAATAGTCAAGTCAAACTTAGTCCTCTTGTCTATTTTGTAGCCAATCCAGTCCTCTAAAGTCTTGTTGAAGTACATATTACCAAACTCAGCGGACTCTGGCTTTATACCTACGTGATCGTGGATATAAGCCTCGATAGCCTGGGCGTGAGACTGGATAACATCCTGTGAGTTAGACGGAATCCCTTTAGTTCTGACGTTTACAGAAGAGTTGCCAGTTTTAAGGTGTTCTGGCCTGTCCATTAGGTAGCCGTCATACCCTCTTGCTTCAAAGTACCTTACAATACCGTATTTGTTATTCTCTACCAGTAAAGGATACCCGTAAAAGAAAGAGCACATAAGGACGTCTTCGTAAAAGATACTTGCTAGGTCTGGGCGAGAAGCGTACTCTACAACAAACATATTTGCAGGGACATCCATATTGAACTTGTTGTACATATGAAGAGCCCCTTTAGAGCCTCTACCGTCCACTGTAGCGTCTAAATCATACGAGTCAACCCCGCCGACCCCGATATGCTTATTAGGCGCTACTTTCTTTCCTCTTTCATCGGCTTTGTTATTCCTAAGATGATCAGGAGGCATCCAGGCAACTCGGAACCGTCCATTTGGATCTGGAGAGAACACAACTTCCTCATCTTTCTTTCGCCATACAAAGTTACCCTGTACGACAGGATTAGGGTATAGGTCGTCATTAAACTCTATCTGCTGATAGATCTTACCTATATTGAATAAACTCCCCTCTATGCTGTCTCTAAATGCCTCGTCTGTAGTGAAAGGGAACTGCCTAATAACTTCATTGAGCTCCGAGGGGTCATCTTTAAAGGATTTCCTATCGTTCTTTAAGTAAGTCTTACTCCCCTGGTCAATCATTTCCCCGTCAATTCCTTCTACAGGTTTTTCTGGATCATCTATAACGGGATTCCCGTGCTTATCGAAGAACCCTTCTAACGCCTCATAGGCTGGTATAAAGATCCTATACATACCAGAGCGCGTCCGCCCGTTGTCGTTTCTTTGAGATGGATCCGAGTCCTCCCATAGGTCTTTGTATTCGTCCCCTCCTTTACTCATGGGGTTTACGGTACTCCCTACTAGGGCCTTACCTACGATACGCTTACCCACAATTAAGCAAGTCCTCTCTACACGCCAGGCTTCCCGTATATCGGTAGGCTTCTCCCACTTCCCCGCCTCATCGAGGTACAGCATATGCAGCTTCTCCCCGTCATAAGCATTATTCGTGGTGTTCTTCCAGTTAATACTGCTATTCAGGGCGTCTCCTTTATAGGATGTCTTATTGTTTTTGGTGATACGCTTAGAAGGCTCTCTAAAGGCAAGCTCCATACGCGGATTTGTGGTACCGTCCTGGATAGGCTTAAAAAAGAAAGGGTAGCCTCTAAAAATAGAGACTACTTTTTTCATGAAGATATTTTCCTGAGCGTCCTTACCAGTTTTCGACTGAATACCCAGAAGCTTCTCTTTAACTTGACTAGCCTCGTCAACAAGTACAGCACTACAGACATTAGTATACCCAGAACGGCGACACTTAGTATAAAGCTGACCGAAACAACGAGGGTCAGACTCGCACGCCAGCATGTGGAGAAAGATCTCTCTTTGGAATTGTAAGAACTGAGGATATCCGACATCGATTTTAGACCATTGTAGAAACATATAGTGCCGCCCTGTAATATACGTAGGGATGCCATTATTGTAAAACCAAACACCGTCACGGCGCCGCTGAAACTCTTGTTCGATGTAAGCAGAAAACTTCTTGCGGAACTCACTCGGTTTTTCGTGCCACTCATCCATACTTCGAACCCTTTGCATTTCCTCAGGCATTGGTATCCTTTGCCACAGCTGCAGGTGCTTTGGCCGATCATGGAAGAGAATCTTCGATCGGGGTGGTTTCTTTGGAAGGACAACGAGAAGCCCATGTAATTCGATAGCCTCTCCCTCTGTACCGTTAGGGTCGACCTTAATCCCTTGATCTTCATATCCTTCTATGTCTATTAAGATGGACATCAGTAGCTACTACCTAGGTTATTCATGCGCCCCAAGCTAGGCACACCCGTCTTAGGGTTGGTAAGCTTCATCTGAGCCCCGCATTCGCATTGCCCCTCTACGTAATAAGCTTTATCGTCCTTCACTCGCATAGTAAGGCTCTTCTCGTACTTCTCTTTTCCGCATTCCGTGCAATGTAAGTCTGGCATAATTCTAAATTTAATTTGTACCCCCGACAGGATTCGAACCTGTGACCCACGCCTTAGAAGGGCGTTGCTCTATCCAGCTGAGCTACGAAGGCATGTAAACTACCTTAAAGTTTTGGTTTAAGTAATCGTCGCTAATTGTCTGGTTATCAGAGTAATAACTAAAGTTACTTAGAGAACCTTTCTGCAAATCCACCTGAGTAGTCTTTTTGTTCTTCGATTTCTCCATTTTCTTTTAGTTCTTTTACCATCTGTTCTAGTTTCTGGCGCTCCACCAGAAGCTCTTTACAATCAATGGCCGTTTGCTTTATAGACTGGAGCTCGGCCTTACGTGCGCTTCCTCCAGCTTCTGGATCGACAGGTTTCTTGACTTCCTCAATCATATTATTGATTGCAACCTCCATGCTTGACATAAGGCGCTGAGAGGCATCTATTGTGGTGAATTTAGATTTCGACATACATCAGGTCTTCTGCGCGGGTTCTATAATACTCTTTACCGTCGATGTTAACGCGGTAATCCATGTTCTTACGGAACCCTACTACATCTCCTACTTTAGCGCCTATCTCGTCAATCCAAGGAGCCGCAAACGCGACACGACCCTTTGTGACAGGGACCTCTGAGAATTTAACCACCTCGATAACGTTCGATTCTTGAACTTTCTCTTCTTCGACTGGCTCAAGAAGGCTCCAGCCCGCAAGAGGGTGTATATCCCCAGTATGCTGATCTTTATAAGCAATAGCCTGATTATTAATAGTATGCTCTGGATCAAAGCGAACAGTATAGTGATTAGGCTCTCCAGTAAGTACCTGGCCTTCGTTAAGCACCACGAGATGATGGAAGTAAAGCGTGTCGCCAACCTCAACCCCTGTATCGTGCTTAAAAGGCGCCGCCACAACGGGGCCTTCTTGGATTCTGTTCTCAAACTCATTAAATTTAGTATCTATAAAAAGCTCCAGCCCTCCAGGGGTCGTCATCGTATCCTCAAGCTGTTTGTCTAGCTTGACGATAAATAAGTCGAATGTTCTCATCAATTAAAAATTCAGATCAAACTCTAACATACAGGGCATCTCATCGATTGCTTTCCAAAGGACTGTCCCTTCTTCGTTCTCAATATATACCAAGTATCGCTTCTTTCCAAATTTAACAAGCGTTCTTTCATCTTCTAAAATAGCAGAGACTTTTCCGTCTCCCGCTCGCATACCTGTATAGTAGGCCATGCCGTTTTTAGGGTCTTTCCCTACGATTATTTTTCTAATAAGCCCTTCCATTGTAGTTAGTTTAGTGAAATGCCTAGGTCTCCGAGAAGCCCATCGAGGGGATCTTCATCGGGCTGGTACATCTCGTCCATCAATTCTTTAATTACTTCTAGCTCATCCCTATTGTCTAAGTGAAAGCTGTACATTGTTTTTACTTGCGCGGTATCCTCTTCTGAGTCCATGTCGTCTTCATTAAAAAGACCGATAACTACAGAAGCAAGAAGGCGATCTTTAACTTCGAACTCTTCAATGAGTTCCTCCATCTTTTTTACCAAATGGTACATTTCCGCTAGGAACTGTGTGTCTTTGCCTTCCATGATGTAACTTTGTTATATTCCAAAGATACAACTTTAATTATGCCAAAGTCTGAAGTAAAGAAGTCGAAGTTGTTTAGAGAGTCGTCAAAACTCGCTGACAAGTACGTAAAGCACAACTACCTGAAGAATATCAGGAATGTCAAGACTGAGTTCATCCTAAAGAACAAAATACCTGGGAACTGGCTAGACTTTATGTTATGGACGTATGACTTAGAGTTCTTTACTATATGGTACGCTGCGGATGAGTACGGAATGTATAAAGACAACCTAGCAGACAGATTAATCTACCCTATGTTAAAAGAAGGGTATCTCTACAAGCACTTCGATAAGCTTACCCCTTCACAGACAAGGGAAGACCACCTGTTTCGTGATGAGACGAAATACAACTACCGCGTAAGATATGCGCTATCGCAGAAAGGCAGAATGGCGGTACAGCGTTTCTATAACTCACTTTAACTCGTTGTGGTGCTGTCTCTTCTGTATATTTTTACATCAGATATATAAATTACATCTCCTGGAGTGTCATTATCTGTCTGAGAGTTAGCGCTCCTTCCAAAACCGAAGTCAGAGGGGTCAGACTGTCCTCCTGAATCTACTTTAAGTCCAAAGCTGGTATCCACGTCGTCTTCCGATCCAATTGAAACTAGCTTCCACGACCCTGTATCTGTCGATCCATAGCCTGAAATTATACTGTCTGCGTAAGAGTTGAGAGTAAACGTAGGGCTTAATGAACCATAAGCAAACCCAGGGAATTCATCTATCCCAGAGTTAGCGGTCGGAATAAATAGCCAGAACTCAACAGCATAGCTAGAGTAATATACATTGGTTACGTTGCCCGACACTACCTGAAAAGTAGCGGCAAGTTCAGTGCTGTCGCTCCAAGCGAAAGGAAAGCTTGTGGATCCGCCTACACTAGCAACCTGTATCTTCATTACGTTGCTTCTATTGACGCCGTTTTCATCGACTACGGAAGCAACTCTAGAAATATCAGAAAACTGAAGTGATGGAAAATTGGGGATCTCATCGGCAAAGTCGTAAATACCGTTGGCTTCGGTAAAATCAAAAGATACAAGTGGTGTATCTGTATATGAAACATGAAATGGGCTCCCTGAAACAGCTGGTGCTTGAGCGGTAGTAAACGACTGTAGATCTCCGAGTGTAGTACCGCCTGCATTGGTTGCAAAAGCCCTGTAAGAATAGGTTGTTTCAGCGCTGAGACCTTCAATATCGGATGTTAAGGTCCCATCAGTGTCTGTTACCTCCGTCACTAAAGCAAGGTTGTTCGCGTCTGGGCCAAAATAAAACCCGACTCCCGACACGGGGTCGTCTACGCCTGTTGTGTAGCTACCCTCAAGGGTTGCCGTAACAGAGCCTACAGTAGTAAGAGTTTCTGCCGTCGTTACTACTGGCTTCTCTATTAAGATCGCCGATTCTACTCCAATCGCAGACGCTTTATTTACTCCTAGTCCTAGCATAAGGCAAATATAAGCATTTATCTGCCTTGCCCTCTGTAGGCTTTTTTGTAGTTTTTGCTGTCCTTATTGCTAGATGTTTTGGTCTTCGAGTGAACTCCTGGTCTAGAGACAGAAGCCCCGCTAGGGGCGTCGCTGTTTAATTGCTTTGCCATATTAAATTACTTTATAGTATATACCTTTTGAATCACGATACGCCCGTCTTACCTGTTTCCTGTTGTGGCCATTGGCTTTGTACGACACATGCACCCAATCAGGGGTGTCGTCATCTCCAAACTCCCAGATTAACTGATCAAAGATAAGGTTGTCTTTAATAAAGCGAAAGAGCTCTCTATTAGTGACCCTACCGTACACATCGGCGTCGATATCTAAAGCCTCACCAGTCATATGCTGAGAGTACTTGCTCCCCCCTATAACACGGTTTAATTCTTTAGATCTAAAACCAGAAGAGACGAATAGAGGTATCCCGAAGTGATCGCGCAGAGGCTGAAACACCTCTTCTGCAATTATCTTAAGGTTCTTGATGTCAAACTCCTCAGGTTTGTTGTTTATCCCCAGGCGATTTGCCGTATTTGATTTCGTTACTTCCCTTAGGGTTAGGTTTTTGCTTAGCTTCATTGAATTTATTTTTTTCAGCCACCCAGGCTGGGTTAATTCTCTTAAGCCTTGGATTGAAGTAGTTCTTACTTCCCAACGCCTCTGCCCTTGAGGATATCAGCCATAGTAAGCTTACCGTCTCCAGTCAGGTCAGGAAATTTGCCGCCAGATCGATACTTTACGGTTCCTCCTTTGCTGTAGCTAGGTACTTTACCTCCGCGCTTCATCAATTGAGGTCTAGCTATGTACTCTCCAGTTTCAGTGTCTTGAGACATAGAAGGTTGTTGAGCATTCTTCATATAAGACTTACCCCCTTGTTTTTGGAAGTATTCTCTCAGCATTTTTTTTGCTATCTCTCGGTCTTTAGACCTGAATTCTTTTGGATCTGGCATAAGGCAAATATAAGTTATTTCTTTTTCTTCAATCGGGACTTCTCTCGCCGCCCACGGTTCGTGCTCTCAGCCTCAAACCCTACGATCTTACCACCCCTATGAGAAGCGTCAAGGCTGTCTCCATTCCCATAGGTTCCATGCTCTCGGTTGTACTGGTTTAGCTCAGCGCGTTTCTTCTTCGCCATACCACCAGACTGGAACTTCTTGTACTCGTCTTTATAATCTCTTTTCTTAGCCCTCATATCACTTACAGCTGCAAAGTTGAACGTTAGCTAAAGAGCAAATAGC